CTACACTGTTGCTTGATAATTACAGAAGGTTAACTCTTGATTTGTACGAAGGTGATGAGGAAGCTGAAGGTACTGAAATCCAACAGAATAATACTCCTGTGTTTAGCTTAAGAATGGTAGAACCAAACGAGTAATTCAAGTAAAGGAGATAAATGAGTGAAAATAATAATTTAGTATTCTCACCAGCATCTAAACCACAGAGTCAGTTTCTGTTAAGTGATAGCTGGTTCACAATATATGGTGGTAAACAATGTGCCTCCATTTAAAAACCTATTTAATTCGGTGAAACCCTAACGTATAGTCGAGGGCAATACCGAGCCAAGCGTAATGGCGTGTGTAGAGACTAGCTGAAAAGCGTAAGTATTAAGTAATACTGAAACAGTAGGTAGCGAAAGCTAAAGATATAGTCCGATACCCAAGGAAACTTGGGAGTACTCTAACGAAGTACATAACAAAAAAAGGCAGCGTTTGCAGGCAAGAGTTTTTGCCTATTAGGTAGTATGCTACCTATAGTTAGTAATCCCGGTACTAGGGCCGTGATAATACGAAAAACGACTAAAATGTTGAGTGGTAGTGGAGGACTATTTGATGCAGCAATTAACCTGTACTCAAAAGTAGACCCAAAGATAAAGATTAAAAGTAGAGACTTAACTATTGTGTTCTCAAGTGGAGCAGAATTACAGTTTACTTACTTAGATAAACCCGCAGACAGAATGAATCTGCAAGGTAGAGAATACTCCCGTAAAGTTTGCGGCATATAGTAGTAATATTGTATGAAAACTTCTTTAATTCAGGGGAAGTCTAGAACAGATTATCCTGAGCCAAGTTTATGTATATGTTTATATAAAAAGGTGCAACGACTAGCTGAAAAGCGTAGGGTCAAGTGACTCGAAATGGGAAGATTCCTCAAGAGGAATGTGATATAGTCTAATCTACGTAGGGATACGTAGCAGCTTTAGTTAGCGATTATAGCTTAACGAACTATAATGAATAAAAATGATAGCTTTCGATGAATGCCAACAATTAGATGGCGATAACGTATTCTATGCTTTGAGTCGATTGAGGTCAACTCGTGTTGACTATCCACTACAAGCTCATGCTACTTGTAATCCAGACCCTAATTCATTCCTTATGCAATTCGTTGAGCACATGCTTGATGATAATATGGTTCCTATTAGACAGGATGTATATAAAGAAAGATACTTCATTAAGGATTCAAGTGGTGTAACTTTCTTTGATACAAAAGAAGAAGCTACTAGACTTCATGGTGATTCAAACACAAGTCCGGTTAAGAGTTATTTATATGTTCCGGGTAGTATTTACGATAATCCAATCGGATTACAGCAGAATGAGGGTTATATATCTACTCTAAAAGCTCTACCTCCTGTTGAGTCAAGACGACTACTGCATGGGGCTTGGGTTAGAGAGCAAAAGTCCGGGTACTTCAGGCGTGATTGGGTTGGGTTTGTAAATAATAGCAATACAAGAGCCATACGAAGGTGCAGAGCATGGGACTTAGCTTTCTCTGAAGCATCAGAAGCTAGACCTCATGTTGATGCTACTGCTGGTGTACTATTGAGTAAAGAAGATTCAATTGGTAGATATACAGTAGAGGATGTAATTACTCTACGTAAAAGAGTACACGAAGTCGAACAAGCTATATTCTTGACTGCTGAGAGGGATGGTAGAGATTGTTTAATCAGCCTTCCACTTGACCCCGGAGCAACAGCAGGAGCTTATTGCAAGGATTTAGCTCGTAGATTATCCGAAAGAGGTTTTACAGTAAAACTAACAAGACCTGATAAAGGTAAGCTACAGCGATTTCTTCCATTTGCTTCAGTAGCAGAGGCTGGTTTCGTTTATATTGTTCGCTCTGACTGGACTGAGGATTACATTAACGAGCTAGAGCAAACGGAGTTTAATAGTAAAACGTATGACGATCGTGCTGATGCAACATCTGATGCTTTTTATCACTTAAATAAGACAATAGCGCTACCCTCATTTAGTTTACCTAACTTATACAGAAGTACTGGGCCTGTTATTAATCTAACAAGTACTATACCTATATCTGGTGTGACTCTACCAATGTCAAATATAACATCTGTGGCTCCTATGTCATCGTACACTGGATAAACAAAACAAAAGAAAAGGAGCCTTATTAATGGCTGTTGATACAAATATACATAAGAGCGATTTAAGCTCATTTGTTACCGACTCAAGTACAATCAGCATTGATAAGGCTCCCCTTTCTGCTGATGTATCTCAGTTGCAAAAAGCTGCAAGACCGATGGACCAGCCCCAGAGATTTAAAATGGGTGACATTGGTTATAGCGGCGTTAGTTTATTCAACGGTGTATCCTATGAAGATACCATCCGAGAGCTTAACTGGCCTAGTAGTGCAAAGACCTACAAAGAAATGGCTTCGCATAGTGCTATTAACTCCTGCTTGAGTCTTTACTCAAATATTATCTCCAAGGTAAGATGGCGTGTTGTTCCTCCGAATGATGCTACACCAAAAGAGAAAGAAGAAGCTAAGTTCATTGAATCGTGCTTAGGTGATATGGATAACTCATTTAGGGACTTCATCAGTGACGCACTTAGCTCTAATATCTATGGATTCTCCATCCATGAAAAGACCTTTAAGATTCGACGTAAATCCACTGGTAGTCTATATGATGATGGTAGGATTGGACTAAAGAAACTTGGTTTGCTTAATCAAGAAAGTATCTCAAGATTCCTTCCCGGTGAGAACAACAACGAGATTATTGGTGTTGAGCAAATCAACACAAATTCCTACGGTAAAACCGGAACATACAACCGCTTACCAACTGAGAAGTACATTCACATTAAAGTAGGTAGACACCGAGGCGACCCCTTTGGTAAATCCCCACTACGTGATGCGTACTTAGCTTGGAGATACCTAACGGTCATTCAAGAGATTGAAGCTGCTGGTGTAGCTAGGGACTTACAGGGATTACCTGTTCTGGAGATTCCAGCACAATATATGTCTGCTGATGCTAGTCCAGAGCAGAAGTTAATCTACGAGGGTTTCAAGGAAGTTATTCGTAATATCCAAAATAATACTCAATCAGGTATTATTCTACCTTCGGCTACTGACCCAGATACAAGAGCTAAGTTATTTTCATTAACTCTACTTAATAGTGACGGTAAGAAGTCCTTTGATACAACAAAGGTTAAAGAGTTCTACCAAAGTCAAATCTACACAGCACTTATGGCTGATGTGCTATTACTAGGGCAGGGTTCTACTGGTTCATTCGCTTTAGGTACTCTAAAAAATAGCCTAACTGGTTCATGTATTGAATCAATGCTGGATAATATCGTATCAGAAGTAAATAGAGATATTATTAGGCAGTTATATAGGCTCAATGGTATGGATGCTTCTAGAGCTTGTAAACTTGATTATCAAGAGCTTCAATCCTCTGACCTTGATTCCTTAAGTAAGATGCTACAACGTGCGGCTAGTACTGGTTTGGTTGAAGTTGATCGTCAAGTGCTTAATGTTGTAAGAACTGCTATTGGTATTGATGAGCTACCTGATGATTTACCTCCGCAAATGGATATTCTAAGTGGTAACTCATCTAGGAGTGGTGACGGTATGGCGACAATGGGTGAAGGTACATCAACTTCAGTAAGTGGTAAAGATACCTCAAGTAATAACCTAGATAATGCTGGATAACAAAATAAAAGAAGGAGAGTAAAAAAATGATTCCAACAATAAATAACTTACCTCCTTCTGTTAGCTCTAAGTCCCTAGAAATACGCAAAGCCTTTCTTAAGTCCTACGAGGATTCTTTATCTAGGGGTTTATCAAACGAGGATGCCCTGTTTAATGCTAATCAAAGTTCTAAATTAAAAGAGAAGTTAATCAGCGTATCCAAAGCTAAGGAATATACCAAAGCGAATGAGTACATTAAACCTAAAGTACCTCAGCATTTATCTGCTGTTCTTAATAAGCAAAAAGAGCTAAGTACTCCTGCTGTGTATAAAGCAGCTACGTCTAGTGAAGTATTTGATAAGTTACTCCTAGGTAAAGGAGCACTGACTCCTGATAGTTCTAGAAGTTTAGTAAGTGCTAAATGGGATAAGCAAGGTAGGTTAGAGCTTAACTTTGATGATGGTAATAAACTACTTACTGACCCAGTACCTATGATTGGTAAACTAGAGCAGCATTTGTATATTCCAAATAGCTCAAACTCAGATGGAGATAATGAAGATATGCTATCAAAACGTATTGATTTTATAAGTGATAACGTACTATACAAAGCCGAGGCTCCTGTTGGTGTAGCTAATTCAGCACCTCTATGGCGTATTAGGTTAATCACAATAAGCACAGGTGGAGATACAGTAGAGACTTGGGCTAATGGAAATAGTAACTTCGATAAAGTATGGGATAACCGTTTGAGTTATACATATAGCTAGCATAGTTTAATTAGGTGTTTTGCTACCTAAGTGCAGAATTAAAATTAAAGGGGTAATTAAATGACTGCTTTCGTTGCATCTAATGGTGCATTAAATTATTTTGACAGCTATACAGGTGGGAGTGTAAATGCAACATTAGATACATATACCGTATCGAATCAATCTACATTAGTAGTTAGAACAGATAGTTATTCATGTCCTAACCATAGCACAGCTTTTGGCTCATTAGATACAGTTTCTTTTTCTGGTACTGGTGGGGAATTACGTTTTGACCCCACATATGTTAGAGTAATTGCTTACACAGGGGGTTCGGGTAACAGTCCAACCTACGGAACAACTATAACAAGTACAGGTGGTGCTACTGGTGTATTTCTAGGTGCTTGGACAAATTGGCAATCAGAGCCAATAGTGCCCGGTGGAGCTATTGGAGCTAGTGGTTTTATTAAAGTTGGAGGTGTTGTTGGTAACTTTGCTGCTGGCGCTCTGACTGGTATAACTGCAACTTGCTCAGGTCCTGATGTTCAGGGGTGGATAGAAGTTCGTGGTGATACCGTAGCGACAATCACCGTACCTCGAATCGGAAAAGTGACTTCAACAGAAGCGTGGTTTCAGCTTGGTACAACAGATGGGACACGAACCCAAGTAATCCCCTGCCCTACTACCGCGACCTTTGCTGGTGCGTTTCCGGGTATTTGGGTTGAGACTGCTGCGGGTTCTGGTGTTTATGACCGCTATGCGAACGCTGGTTCAATTGTTGCGCTTGCAACGCACAGAACAACGTCCGAGATGAAGTTCTTTATCCAGACTACTACAGGTATTCGCTTGGGCAGTGATGGAACTAATAACGTCTTTTACATTCCACCTACGGGATGTAAGGTTCGTATTCCCGCGATTATCCTCACTAACAGTACACGAACTACATCTGGTACTGGTCCTCGTGTACTTCCTAACGCGACTGTCGGCACTCGTCAGGAGTTGATTACAACAGGGGCGGGCTACTTCGATCTTCGCGGTATTGTCAGCCAGTGGTACATGAACTTGCAGCAGCCGTTCTACGTCAAGTACAAAAGCTGTGCTATATCTGACTTGATGAATCTGTATGAGGTGGCTTCACCCCTTGACGTAACTAACTGTATCGTTGCGCCTACACAAGCCCAGATCAACTCAGCGCTTAACGTGATTTCTTGCTTTGCTGGCGGGTCAGTCGCTGATAACTTCTTTGTACGCTTTAGCTTGGCAGCCTCTGGAAACTACGTTAGCCAGATTAACTACGCAACTAATGTTGTATTTGATAGAAATACTCACGCCTCACTAACCTTACGCGCCAACGGCACAACAGGCGTTATTGGTAGCACACAAGCGGTTAGCTGCACGTTCAATGATGCGGTGTTCATTGGTGGTCGTGGCCTGTTCGTTACCGCGCAGAACTGCACGTTTAACCGCACTGTCTATTACGACCACACCATTACTACTACTACGACAGCGACCAATGCGATGTACGCTATAGACCTGACAACAGGTTCTTCTGGTAATGTGGTTGATGGCTTTGTACTTCCAAATCCGGCAGTAGGACCTTACAACGGCTTGGTCGCTGCGAACTCAAGCTACAACACCCTGTCAAAGAACATTGGTACAAACGCAACAACACCCCTTGTAATGAATGCTGCTGTGACTGGTGTTATTTTGGCTGGAGTAGGTAACAATTCCGGTATCACGATGAAGCGTTGTTACGCAAGCAACACACGGGTTGGGCCTTATAGCTTTGTGAACTCTGACACAAATATTCTGATAGAGAATGTGTCTGGTGATTATGCCGATACTTCGGTTGTCGCCGGTCTGAATGCAGTGGTCAAAAATTGCGGACTTACCAGCTCTACAACAGGGCAGGTTTCCGTCTACGGGTCTCACTGGTTGACCCGCTTCACATCAACAACAGCAGGTTTTGCTGAGATCACTTGTAACGAACCCACAACAAGTTCAGCAGCGCAGTGTTTTGTGTCAGGTGGAACCCCTCAGTTCAACTCCAACGGCTCAGTTTTGCTCACTAAGGTTGGAGATCAAGTTACATGGGAGATGCCGTTCTTCGCCATCGGCTACACGGCGTTTACGAACAGTGCACCTACGATTACAGGTACTAACGTGACCTTCGGCACTCGATGGGGAAACCACGATATTGAGTTCCAAGTTGATACAGGCTCAGGTTATGGTGGAACATGGCTCAACCTGACCGCCGCCAACTTGATCGCCCAGACCTTCAACAGTACCACAGGTTTCAAACTGAAGATTCGCGCAACCTGTGCGATTGCTGCCGCGACTAACGTACTCACAAACTTACGCGTGGCGCTTACAACCACGAGCACAGACCAGTCAACCAAGTTGTACCCTTTATCAGTAAATACTATTACATTTACAGGATTACCAACAGGGACTGATGTTGTAGTACTGACAGCAGGTACTTCAACTATTCTATCAAGTGTTGATTCAGGTGTTGGTACTACGTTTGTATATCAGTACGAGGGTACCCCTGTTGTTGATGTTGGTTTCATTAAGGCTGGATACGTGCCGCAATACATTCGTAATTTAGCACTTACCAGTGGTAACGCATCAATACCTGTAAGTTTAGCATTAGATAGAAACTACACACCTTAGATTGTTTTGTGGTTTTTAGGTAAACGTATTTTGCGGAAAGTGCCGCACTTTATAGCGCCCATGAGGGTAAATTGTTTCAAGGAATTTAATAATGGCAAAAATAACTAGCAAATCACTCCTGATAGTAGGTACTAACTTAACTATTGACGAACCAAACCGAGTAATCACCTTAAATGTAGGTGGTTCGCTTGTCGGGAAAGATGGTGTTACACTTCAGGCACTTTACTCCAAGTTAGTTGACTTATGGAGTACAAACACCTATCAGGATTCACCATTCCCGATGTATGCTATTGACGCATTATCTGGGCAGTTTCAGATTGGTACAGATGGTGCTACATTCAGTGGATGGAAGTTCAGTGATACAGATAGTGATGCTACTCGTAATATGCTACGTGATGGTGGTTGGTCGGAGTATTCAGCCGATGGTGTATTACTACAGCAATATGCTGGCTTCATCGGCTTGGGTTCTATTACTCCAGCTACTACAGTTCAGCCGTACTATCATCTTGCCCCAACTGATACACCAATTAACTTCCCGTTTACTGACCAGTTCAATGTGGGTGTTCGTGTTTACGGTGACGCTACTCATGGTAATATTGATAAACGCACATATGCTAAGGCTTATGTACGTGAATACGGTAAGAAGTTCAAATCCTCTGTTCTAGCTGATACAGGTGCTACATCTACAGGTGCTAATAAGGTCAACTTCTTGGTGTCCAATGAGGATGACTTGAAGATTACAGGCCTATTAGGTGCTGTACAAGCAACCGGAGATGCAGCTATGGCTGGTGCTCCATATTCAGGTATTACAGTATCTTATTACACAGCTAACCAAGCTAGAACTATTAACGGCGCTAGTAAGAATTTCAAGATTATCATTAATGGTAATAATGCTACACTAGAGCAGATTTACGCAAAGGTTCAGTACTTACTGCGTCAATCATCTAACATTAATACTTCAGGTACTGATGGTTCAAAGATTGGTAAGATTCAATCTGACTTGCTCACATTCGTTGGTGATACATTAGTCACATCTCAATCGGTGTACATTGATAGTATTCAGAGTGCAGATAGTAACCGAATTGAGTTCTATGATGACACAAATACAAAATGCACTAATCCCTATACATCAGCAGGAACTATGAACTTTAACTCCGTCCTTGTTGGTGCAGGTAGTAGCTATAGACTCATGTACACCGCACCAGCAGGCGCAGGTAATGATTATGGTGAAGCAGGTGCTATTACTGTTAAAAATGCAGCAGGTACTGATATTACAGGAACAATTTCTGCATCTTCTGTAGCATTTGATTTTGACTACGATAATAGTACAGCAGGTGGAACTGCTGGAACCGATAAGGCAGTTACTTTAATCGGTATTAAACCCGGTGGTGGTAAATTTGCGATGACTACAGGTACTCTATCAAGAAGTAAAAGTATTAGTTTATCTTTAGTAGCTGAACAAGATCGAGTATATGCTTAATTATGGCCCTTATTATCGACCCAACGACTAGGAGAATTATATTAGATAGAGCTTCTGTAAGTGCAACTCAAATATATGCAGCATGGGTTGATTGGGTTGTGTTATCCGATAATGCTAAATACCTTCCGGCCTTTTCTTCAGTAGGTGGTGATGACTTAGGCGGTGGAATATTGATTCCAGCTTATTACTTTCTGGAGAATGGTTGGAGGGTGCGACCAATGGAGTCAGACCATGTTTTAACAATAACTGGTAACTTATTCGTAACAGGTGGTGGCGACCCAGTTGTTTCGACATTAGGTACTTTTAATGTTTTGACTAAGTTAGTAGTACCTGTTCTGGCTCAGGCTGTAAGTACATCAGGAGGGAGCACAGGTGGTACAGGTACTTACCCAAGTACTTCTGATATTGCTACTGCTGTTAGACTTGAGTTATCAACAGAAATATCTAAGCTACTTACTGTAGCAAAATTCTTAGCTCTTAAGTAGGTTTAATTCCTTATGGTTAATCCAAGAAAATTAAACCTAAATATGTTACCTAAAAATAAGTACTCAAAGTTATATATAGAAATAGTAAAAGCAAAAGAAACTCAAAAGAAGGTTAAAGGTTTGACTGAATCACACCACATATTCCCAAAGTGTTTATTCGGTGAATCGGATTTAGTTATTAATGCGACTTTCAGAGAGCATTACTTACTTCACTTGCTTCTATATAAAGCATATAAGTACAAGTACTCAGATACTCACAAATGGGTAGTTAGATTAGGTAACGTACTAAAGCACTACAACAAAACTAAAGCAGGTCTTATTATAAAAAACTCAAGGCAGTTTAGTAAAGCAAGGTTGGATTTTCTTACCTTGACAACGCATTAATGCTATGATATAATTATTTTAAGATATTATTATTTAATATCAAATAGATAAGGAGTTCTAATTGAATACAAAACAGAACACCAAAGCTAAAACATACCAACCAACAGAAGCTATCCTTGATAATATATCAAGAGGTAGTGCTCTAGTCCAGAAGTTAAACAGGTCTAGTGTATCTCATAATGCCGTTAAAGAGGTATTGTCCAAGAGTAAAACTGCCATTGATAGTGGATTTACTTTAGACGATGTTAGGGATATGTATAGAGTACTTTCCAAGCTGGAAACAACAGACCTAAGAAAACGACTACATGACAACGCACCAAGTGACGATGCTCTGAAGTTCTATGCAGCAGGTGGTAGCGCAGGTTTAGCTTGGAGTCGTATGATACTGAAGCAAGAAGGTATCATCAATAGCTTCGTAAAAGAACCAACGATAGAAGCTGCATCCAAAGCTGATGATACAACTGAAGGTTTAATGCCTGTTGTTAAATCATTAAATGAGGAATTAATGCAAGTAACGTATGTTGCTATGCAAGCTGGTGTAGACCTTCATGGGGACTTAACTACAGTAGACGAAGTTCGTAAAGCGAAAGAATCCTTCAACAAGAGTCTACAGAGAGCTAACTTATTTCATCAAGAGATGACTGATACCTTTTCAGTTATTGAAAGTTATCTAGCACCTTGTGATATGGTACTAAGTGAGCACCTAATTACTAAAGGTACTTGGCTTATGTCATTGCAGATTCACAATCCAATAATTTGGGATGGTGTGAAAAGTGGTGAGTTCGTAGGTATCAGTATAGGTGCTACAGCTAGGGTTGAGACACTGGAGTAGCTTTGATTAATAATAAAATAAAGGATAACAATGGCTACTAAACAAGCAAAACGAAAACTATCAGACATTGATTTCAGTGGTAGTGATAGTCATATTGCACTATGTCACAAAGATCAAGGTGTAGCGAATAACGCTGATTATACATTAGTGCTAAAAGCCTCTACATTCTCTGATGAAGCAATTGCTAAGTTTCAACAAGTAAAAGTTACTCTAGAATTACCTGAGTTCTTGTCTCGTTTCTTTGGCATGTGGGGTGATGATGCGGAAGTACTAGCTGCAATGATGGGCTATGTTGAACCACAGGAATCACCACAAGAAGAAGTTCAAGAATGGATTAAGTCAAGAATGCAAGCATTTGAGATTATTAAATCAGCATACGAAGCTGAGAATATCTCTGATGTACTTAGTAAACTAGATGAAAATGAATACCTAAGTCTACTTAAAGACCAAGCTCTAATTGAGAAGGCTTTTAAGAAGATTGATAAAGCTGCTAAATCAGCAAGTACCGAATCAGGCAAGGCAGCTATGAAATTAGTTGCGGTGTCAGGTGACTCGACCTCCGCTAGCGTTGAGAATAATGTTGGGCCATCTGGCTCTGTTAATAAAGGAAAACTAATGACTCAAGAAACTAAAGTTATTGAGCAAGAGATTGAAGTTGTAGAAAAGAGCCAATTTGTTGCTGTTGAGAAAGCTCTCGCAGAACAAAAGGTAGCTCTTGAGAAAGCAATGCAAACTATTGCTCAGTTTGAAGCTGAAAAGAAAGAAGCTATCGTAAAGTCCAAGACTTCAGCAATCTCTGCTGTTGTTAAGAACGAGAAGCAACTAGGTATTATCCTGAAGGCTGCTCTAGCACTTCAAGACGATGCTGATTTTGAAGCACTCGTAGGTGTTGTAAAAGAGATGCAAGAACAAGTAGAGAAATCTGTTTTGTTTAAAGAAGTAGCAGATACCACACCTGCTAAAGAAGAAGTTAAAAAATCAGCCCTAGATCGTATGATCGAAGCTAAGTTCAATAAGTAAAAAGGAAAATATCATGGCTCTAATCGCTACTGAAAAAGCTAAATACTCTGACGTATTCAAGCATGAAGAAAAAGCTGACTTGGCATACTGCCGTACAGTCGCTGTTGTAAATGGCCCTGCTGCTACTCTAGCTGTTGGTACAGTACTTGGTAAGGTAACTGCTACTGGTAAATACAAAGTCGCTGTAGAGACTGCTGTAGACGGTTCTAAGGTAGCTGCTGCTATCGTTATGACTGAAACAACAGTACCTAACGCTACCGACACCAATGTACTCGCATTGATTCGTGGTTCGTCTGGTGTTGCTAAACAAGGTCTAGTACTTGATGCTACCTACGATAATGACGCTAAAAAAGCTGCTGTATATGCTTCCCTTGAAGCTGCTGGCATTCAAGTTCTAACTGCAATCTAATAGCAGACATACAAAGGAATATTAAAAATGACTATTCGTTCTTTTACCAACCAATTTGAAGTTGTTGACGAAACAGCTAACCTACTTAAGCTACCTCAAACTTGGACACTACTTGGTGATTCTGGCTTGTTTGCTGAGGAGTCCATTACTACTCAAGTAGCTACCTTCCAAGAGATTAACGGTTCTTTGTCCATCATCGGTGATGCTGTTCGCGGTTCTAAGCCACAGACAACTTCTGGTGATGTACGTAAATTGCATAGCTACTCAGTAAGTCATCACCCATTCATGGATGCTTTGTATCCTAGCGATATTGCTGGTGTGTCTGCTTACGGTAATCTATCTCAAGAAGAAACCCAAGCTGCTGCTCTGTTGCGTAAGATGGAAAAGGCTCGTAAGAGTTTCGCCATTACTCGTGAGATTGCACGATTCAAGACTTTGGGTACAGGTATGGCATGGACACCTAACGGTACTATCGCTAGTTCTAACTTCTATACTGACTTGGGTTATACCCGAAAAGAAGTTAACTTTGATTTAGTTACACCAAGTACTGATGTGATTGCTAAGTGCGAAGAGATTATCGCTAACTTCCAGTCCACTGGTAATGAAGGTGAGATTATCACTCGTGTTGTTGGTTACTGCTCTCCAGCTTTCTTCTCTAAGTTGATTGCTCACGCTAAAGTAACTCAAGCTCACATTTATCAGCAAATCGGTTCTACCAATATTACGCAAGAACGCGCTGGTGGTATGGGTCTATACCGTAAGCTGTCCTTCGGTGGTATTCAGTTTATCGAAGTTCCAACTGTTCTAGCTGGTACTGCTTTGATTACTGCTGGTGATTGTATTTTCGTTGCTGAAGGTACTGATTGCGCTAAGACTTTCTACGCTCCAGCTAACCGCTTTGGTCACGTTGGTACACTAGGTCAGATGGAATACATGTGGACATTCAATGACCCACGTATGACTGAGATTACTATTGAAGCGGAATCTAACATGATTAATACGTTGTTAAAACCACAATTCGTTTCTCGCGGATATACTGCTTAAGCTAATTAAGTAGTATAATAGATTAGCCTCAGTTTTGAGGCTGTCTACTCTAACCTATTGTCACAAGCAGTAGGTTATGGTAGAATTATAACTTGCAGACAGGTTGCAGCCTGTTTTACCAAGATGAACGC